GAACAAGTTAACTCAAGCGCTCTCATAAAATACCTCGGAATTTCAGGGATAGGAGCAATAAGCGGCACAACTAACCCTGCAGTCAGATATTTTAATGCAGTACCAATACTTGCATACTATGACATTTACAAGCAGTATTACAGTAACAAACAAGAAGGCGTCGGATACTATATCTCCATTACAGATAATGATACTGCCAAAGCTATAACACCAATAGGTGCAACATACGTCAATCTCACAACTGGATTACATTATAATTGTTTCGAATCCGCTAATGCTCAAACGGTAACAACTGGAAATATTATATTTATCCAATATCCTAGTAACTGCCCTGGACTTATGGAATTTAATGGAATCCCGGGTTATTCCGTTAAAATGCACGATGACGGCGCTCTGACATATGTTCAAACCGTATTAGAAAATGTTGTTTGGAACTCAACCACAAAAGTTCTTCAAGGAAGAATAAAAAGCTCCATAAATGGTTCTAAGGTTTATGTTGATAATGATGCACCTGGACAATATGGTCCTGAATTATATAATGTTATAGCATTACAAGAGTTTGATCTCGATGATATTGATACCACTAGAGATGCAATATTAAGTCACCTTAGTGAAGACGCTTTCGTATTACAAGACACAGGAACTGATGTATGGGACTGGTTATTTAATACAATAAGCTCCGGAGTAAATTTAAGATACGCTAACTCATTCAGTCAGAACGGACTTGCAGTTAAAACCTATCAGAGCGATCTATTTAACAACTGGATAAATACTGAATGGATTGACGGTGAAACAGGAGTTGCAGCACTCACAGCAGTAAACATAGCCGATGATAAATTCACTATTGACGCTCTCAACATTGCACAAAAAGTTTATGTAATGTTAAATAGAATTGCAGTTAGTGGCGGAACATATGACGATTGGCTTGATGCTGTTTACACACACGAACGTGTTAAAGGAATCGAAAGTCCTGTATATCACGGAAGTCTTATTAAAGAACTTGCATTCCAAGAAGTAATAAGCAATGCAAGCAGCCAAGACAGTAACGGAAACCCACAGCCATTAGGCCAACTTGCAGGAAAGGGTAAATTAACAGGAAAACATAAAGGAGGGTTAATAAACATCAAAGTTAATGAACCTTCAATTATTATGGGAATTGTCAGCTTGACACCAAGAATTGAGTACAGTCAAGGCAACGACTGGTCAGTCAACTTAAAAACAATAAATGACCTTCACAAGCCTGCACTTGACGCAATAGGGTTTCAAGACCTAATAACAGAACAACTGCTTTGGTCAGACAGCACACTGAACAGCGCAACCGGAGCAGTAACAACCAAATCACTAGGTAAACAGCCTGCATGGCTTAATTATATGACTGCTGTTAACAAAGTATATGGACACTTCGCAGAACAAAATAATGCTATGTTCATGGTACTAAACCGAAGATATGAGAAAGACACCGATGGATCACTTATTGACGGTACAACATACATTGATCCAAGTAAATTTAACCATATCTTCGCTGAAACCTCCTTAGATGCTCAAAACTTCTGGACACAGATAAGCTGCAACATCACAGCCAGAAGAAAAATGAGCGCAAAAGTTATACCTAATTTGTAATTACCGATCGTAATCGGGCCACTCTCTAAAGAGGCTAAGTAATCTTAGCACGGTTACTAAGGAGGAGTCGAGGGTGTGACGCTGAACGCAGACATAAGTCATTGTAATTAAAATTAAAAATTAATTGATATGTACGCAAAACCACTTTATCAGAAAACTCTTATCAAATGTGACCGCACACTTGAAGGGGAGACAATCGAAAAGAAAGTTAAACGCTTAGTCGCTAACAAAGAACCGATTAAAGACGGCAGTCCGATTATCTATACAGATAAAAAAGATGGAGTTCAGCCACAATATAATGTCAGAACTGACAGGTTTGAACTTGCAGCCGAAGCAATGGACAAAATCCACAGATCAAAAGAAGCAAGCAGCGACAACGTTGCCAAAGTAATAGATATTAAAGGCAAAAAAGAAGTCTCCAAACCTGAAAATGAAGTCGGGAAACCCGAGTCAACACCCGGCAAAGCTGAAGATAAATCGTCAGTCCAATAGGATTGGTACGCGTGTGTTCTTATATACCAAGATAAGGACACACGCTTTTTACAAAAAAGCGCGAAAAATAACTAACTAAATCCAAAGATATGCCATTAAGTACAGCAGCAGCTACAACAATA